TTGACCATACGGCTTTCGGTGTAGTGACGCTTCATCAACATCAACACCGTCAACATCGTGTCTTCTACGGCCGCGATGACCTCATGCTGAGTCGCCAGCAACTGGGCCGAGTCCTGCTGCGTAAGGGTCCTGGCATGCACACCACTCTTCACGCCAGCCTCTCTGCGCCCCAGCGTGATGCCGTGCGCACCAGCAACGTCGCTCATCTCCTCACGCAAAAGGGCTGGCTCTCGCAGCACGTGGGACGGCAGCTGCTGCGGGTTTGCAGGCGAGGGGATGCCACCACCAGGCGTGTACCGGACGATGCCGCCCGGCTTGTTCATGATGGTCCCCTTGCGCACGTCGGCTGTTCTAGGGATTAGCCACGGCGGGTTGCCCATCAGGCGGACGTTCGCGTGAATCTGTGTGCGCGTGCGGTTGTAGAGTTGCTGCAGGTCAGCGATCTGAACCATCGGCCCCTGGCCCCACAGGTCTCCCTCGATGACGTGATAGCGCACCAGTCGCACAGGGAACGTGTCCCGGACGTCTTCGCTGAACTCGGTCTCGAGGTAGAGGTCGCCGCTTATAATGGCGTGGCGCCCGTCTCGCCAATAAACCTCGAACACCTCAACACGACCCTGCGGGACGTACACCTGGAACGGGTAGCGCTGCTCGTCCCCATCGGACGATAGACCCTCAATCTCCTCAGACTTGCTAGGATAGGTGTCCTTGAGCTCGCTCTTGGTGGCGTAACTGCGTATGGCAACCCAGCGAGCATCCCTCGGGTCATGAACACCCGGCTCAAAGAACATGTTCAGCGGGCTGACAACGTCGCACTTCACGCGGCCCATCACCTTCTTTCCGCCAACAACCTTATCGGGCTTTGGCCCGTCGAGGTCGTCATCGCCAGGCATGGAGTTAGCCGCAGCGGTCACCTCGTATCCGGGCTCGTAATACGTGTGCAGCCCGCAGTTGCCTGTCTGGGCCATCCACCGTATTGCCTCCTGCCACTTCCTGGACTGCTTGTCCGAAAGCCAGAAGTACCTGAGCGCCATCTCGGAGGCCGTGGCCTTAGTGATGTCATCAACCGTGTCGCTGGCAGGGATAACGACCGGGGTTGGTGGGTTGAGGGTGAGCCTGGAGATTATGCTGCGCTCGATGTTCATCATCTGGTTGACGGTGACGCGAACCTCGCCTGGCGCCCGGTTGATCCTGGCGTAGTCTTCCTTTCGCTTATCCCAGAACAACCACTGCTCGCCACGCAGCATCTTAATGGCCACAGACCACTCTCTGTCCTCGCGCGTGCGCTCACTCTTCGAGCGCGATATGCGAGACTGCATGTCGGTGGGGAACCGGGCCACTACTTTAACCCACCCCGAAGATGCATCTCCCGAAGCGCCCGATTGCGCTCTTCAGGGGACATATTCATGAGGGTGCGCGCAGTTGGGTCTCCAACGGTCGCCGCATACGCGCCTGGGAGGGAGGACGCGATTTTAGCGCCACCCAGTGCCGCCCCACTCGCATCCCCCTGTGCAATGGCGTCTACGCCAGCGCCAATCGCACTGCCGACACCCATGCCCGCGCCAACGCCGCTAAGCGCACCACCAACCCCACCGGCAGTACCTGCAGCCACCGCTGCTGGCGTTGCCAAGTACCCAAGGCCGCCGGTCACGCCCCCAGCAACACCGAGCCCGACAGGCAAGAGAACCTTGGTCAGGAAGTCATCCCACCCAAAGGCGTTCTCCGCGTCCCGACGGCGCTGCCCTGCAAGGCGAGCCTGAGCAGCCTCCTTGCGCTGTCGGTCTTCCGGCGATGACTCGCCCCAGCCCGTGCCACCTGCTCCACCTCCACCCCAGTCAGCCATCTGTGTACTCCTCTCTGATGGAATCTAGCAGCCCTATCTCGCGTGACTCATCTTGCCTCATCGACCTCTCCCTGTCGATGAGGAGCCACATGAAGTAGCCGCACTCGACGAGCACCACGGAAGCGACAAAGTAGAAGAGGTCTTGCATATATAAGAAGAGGTGCAGCGCCAAGGGGAGTCGACGCTGCACCTCTAAACCTTGCCGGGGGCTAGGTAGGCGTAATGCCAGTCAGGATGACCTGAGCGTTAGGCCGCTTGCAGCAGATGTTGTACCGGTGCTTCCAGAAGCCCTCGTAGGCGTCCTCGCCAGCCACGCGGAAGAGCACGTTGCCGTCCTCATCAGCGAACTGCCCGGTAGCAAGCTCAGCCAAGAGCCAGTCCTTGCTGTGCAGAAGTCCGATGGTCGAGACCGGGAACTGCCGGTCGTACTGGAACTTCACACCGCCGTAGGCCAGGTTCTGCTGGTTGTCCATCAGCTTGCCACCGGTGCCGTCGACCGAGACGTTGGAGTAGCCTCCACTCGCGCCGGTCGCGCCAAGAACACCCGTCAACTGCACCGTGTAGCGATGGCGCATGAGAGCGTTCATCACCATCACGTCCGCATCGACCCCCGCGTCCTGCATCATGATGTCCATCATGTACTGCAAGCGCTCGAGGCTCAGGTCCGCACCAGCGTTGGTGCGGTCTCCGTTGCCCACGTCGTGCGTGACGATAGTGCTCTGGAGGATGGACGCTGCACCACCAGTCGCCGTCGTCCGGTCGTTACCGAAGTGCGTCTGACTGGCGAGGTTCTCGAAGAGGCCACGTGGCTGGTTAGCGATGATGTTCTGACCACCAATGTTCGTCAGACCATTCCAAACACGAGAGTCCTGACCAAACTGAGCGCCCGCGCTGTCCGTCGGGAAGTTGCCGCCGACAGCGGCGCTCTCCGCGATGACCAACGCGATGGCGCACTGGCCGCCCACGCCAGAAAGATCCAGCGTGGCGGTCCCGCCGAGGTCGTCCTTACCGAACGAGAGGCCGATGGTGGGGTTGGTGCGGTCAGCGCTGAAGCTCGTAACGAAGATGTTGGGGTTCGTTGTCGCAGCGCCACCGAGCGTCATGGTCGGCAAGATCTCCGCATAGGTGTCCATGCGGTAGAGCCGAACCTTGACCCAGGTGGCGGAGTTAGCCAGGTCGACCGTAACGCCGGTGCGGTCGTCGGTGAAGTAGCTAAAGTCGCCCTGGTACTGCCACGTCGTCTCGACCGAGATGTTTCCGGTCGCGGCGGTCTGCGCACCAGCGCCCGTGACGTTGGGGTCGGTAATCCGCTGGTTGAGGAACCCCTTGGTCGGACCACCGAAGATGTTGATGGCGTTCTCGTTGTTGGAGACGTCGCGCACGAGGCGGTCCATCTCCTCGCTCATCACACCAGCGAAGGCACCCACGCCCGCAGTCGTAGCAGTGTCCATCGCGAGACCACTGACCTGAAAGCGACCATACGAACTATGGCTGTTGATGCGGAGGTCCGCATACTGCTGCTGACCGGCGGTCGGAAGCGCACCAGGTGCCTCGCCCTGGAAGCCAACGCCGCTGTTGCGTCCGATGTGGACAGGGATGACCATCTGCTTGCCGGACCAACCCTTCGACTTCTTCTGGAAGTACTCGCGCATCCAGACGCGGTTGTTGATCTGCTCGGCCACAGGGCCCTGATAGAACTCTTTGAGCATCGGCCCAAATGTGCCGACCCCGTTAATACCTACTGTTGCTGGCATGACGCCTCTCCTTCACGAAAAGAATGGTTAGAACGAAGCTCGCTCCTTGAGGGCTTCGGCAAACGCTGCAGTGGCGTCGGCAATATTGCGAGACTTGCCTTGGACCGGAGGGGGCGCAGAGGCCGTAGCGCTGGGCCGACGGAACGCAGGCTGCTCTTGAGCAGTCTTCTCCGCCTGGGCCAGCTTGGCCTTGAGCTCTTCGATCTCTTTGCTTGCCTCGCCTCGGTACTGATCGCGCATCTCTTTGCGATGGGTCTGGATGTACTCAGCTGCCTGAGCCACATCCACCGAGCCGTCCGCTGCAACAGCCTGCCAAAGCTCCGCTGCCTTGACGTCAGGGTTCTTCTCCACAGCCGTGTTAATCTCAGCCGTAAGCTGACTGGTGACGAGTTGTTCCGTTCGCTCTTGCTGCCATTGCTTCACAGCCTGCATTTCTTCATGCATTTGCTTGATTGCAGAAGACGACGGGTCTGTCTGCTCACCGAATATCTCGGCGAGCCACTCGTCGTCAGTCTTCTCAACCTTCGCGGGCTGTGGCTGCTGCGGCTGCTTCGCCTGCGCCAGCGTCAACTGCTCGAGCTCTCTGATGCGGCTCATCGCCTGCTCGAGATCGTTGTCGCGCGCACGGAACTTGTCGTTTACCTCTTTAAAGCGGCTGTAGGGAATATGCTCAGGGGTCTTTGGAGCTTCGACCTCTTCGCTTTCCGCCTGCGTCTCCACCTCTTCTTTAACGTCCTCGGTGTCTGAAGACGAATCGCTCTCCACCTCTTTAACGTCCTCGGAGGGCTCGGACGAATCTGCGGATACCTCTGGAGCTTCGACAGCCTCATCTTCCGAGGGCTCATTACCCTCAAGTCGACTCACCATCTCATTGTAGCGTTCTTCGCTCAGGATACCCACTCTCTACCTCGCATGTTTAACGCCCTGTCGGGCTAGGATGACCCCTCTACTGCCAGAGGGTACGACTTGTTGGCGTCGCCACCATACCAGTCATCGAAGTCGTCTGAATAGTTTCTGCCTGTCCTGTGCTCGAACTGCAAGCTCTCGCGTATATTCTCAGGCTTCTCGTTCATCCGGTCTTCGCGCACGATAGATGCTTGGTGGGCCCCGTAAACCGCTAGCGCCGTGGCGATAACCATGTCGTCGTGATGACCACTCTGCGCCTCGGGCTTGCCCTTCGAGGAGTAGGTGAAGTGGTTCGCCTCCCCCTGGAACCTCCGATCGCAGCCATCAAAGACATCTTCGTAGAGCGCTTCGTACAGTTTAGACAGCATCAGAGGGCGGGACGCGCGGTCAGTCCAGAAGCCGTACTTCTTGGTCCACGTGTTCTCGCCGTCCTTCTGGTCGAGCTTGTGGTAGATGTACGGGTAGTTCTTCAGCCTGAGCTCTTCGATGATGGTGAGGCCGTAACTGTTCGCCTCGGGCACAACCAGCGCCTTCCACTTCAGAGCCTCAGCTAAGACGCGCTTACCAAACGCTCGGGGCATGATGCGCTCGTAGAACGTTGCCACCGTTTTCATCTTCTTTGAGTCAGTGACGTCGATGACGCAAAAGGCCGAGTAGTCTCCTTTGTCTGCTCCACTAGCGGTGTCGACTCCCATCACATAGGTGTGCCACTTCTGCGGCTCTGCGTAAGTGATATAGCCACGCTCAGGCTCTACACCTGGGTACGACGCGTGGAAGAACCTGCCGCCTGAAGACACAAACGCATGCTCTGCAACGATGGGGTATTCCTGCTGCAGGATCCTCATCTTCGAGTTGCACTTGAGCCTGTATGTCTCGGTGAACCAGTTGCGCTGCTCGTCAGTTAGCTCGAACTCATCAACAAGGTCCTGTATCTCATCGGGCGTATTGTACTTGTGCTTTGGGGATGCGCAGTCGGGATCCTCTGTCCACGGGTAGAACACCCGGTGGTATTCAAGCTCGTCGTCAACCCACATGGTGTAGGCAAAGTTCATCCCGTTCGCGGTGGTCTCGAGGACCACTTCCGGGTCGTTGCCAAGCGAGTTAAAGAGCGCGGCCATGGTGTCGTCGGGGTTCTCGTAGCGACTGAACTCAGAGCAGTGCAGCGCTACCGGCGTGCCACCACGGGCGCCCTCGCTGTTCGCCGTGCCGATGATGATTCGGCTGTCATGCGCGAAGTGAAGCTTGTGTACCGTCTGATGCTTCAGCGGGACCTGGAGGAACTTGGGCAGGTTCTCGTAGAACCGGTGATAGATGGGCGCGATGTTCTCGAGCACGGCTTTTTCGCTGTGCGCAATCACCGCGACCTCAAAGCCGGGCCGGAAGAGCGCCTTCCAGAAGAACTTGGCCGCAACAAACGTAGAGATGCCAACCTTACGGCTCTTGAGCACGTAGGTGAACGGGTTGCTATCCATCACATCCGCGAAGTCCGCCTGGATGGGGTTAGGCCTTAGCGTGACGAGCTTCTTGCTCTTGTTCAATATCTTCAGATACTTCTGGCAGAAGTAGGAGAAGTCCCAAGAGCAGCGCTGAATCTCTTTTAGATGCTCCGCCCTCAATGGATCGACTTGAGGCGCTCACTGGTCTCTTTGGCCTCGGCCATGATGGCCCGCCAATCGTCTGACGTCATGTCCGAGCCATTCTTCTCGCGGAGCAAGCGCAGCTTCTCCTCGAGCAACTGCAGCTTGACCTCTTCCTGGTTAAGCTTGTTGTAGTCCAGCTTTCGGAGCACATCGATCTCAGCCTCGTGTCGTTCCTTGAGCCGGAACCTCCGAGCCAGAAGCCACTGCGCCGTCTTGACGTTAACCTCGGCATCGCGGATGACGATGCTCTCAAGCCTGACTTGGGCCTTGCCCTCCGCAAGCAAGACATCAATCAGCAGGTCGTGCGCACGCCCCTTCTTCTTCTTCCCCTGCCTCATGGCGTTGTGGAAGTCGGTGGGCTTCATGCCAACGGCCTTTGCTGCTGCCGTGCGCGTGTGACCGATGGTCAGCATCGCGCGGATGGTATCCATGTGCTCGGCCACCTGGCCTACGCATCTATCAATGTAAGTCTTCGACATTGTTCTTAAACTTCCCCACCGTTCTGGCGATAGCGTGCATCGGGGTCTTTGGATGGCTGACTAGGTTGAGCGCCTGGAGGAACCGGGTCGTGTCTTTGCCGAGCCGGTCCATCTTGTGCTGCACCTTGTGCTTCTTGGCGAGGCCCTTCTCCCAGGTCTTGGCCAGGGTGTTGCCCCGGACCATACCGAGGTACGCCTTGAGCAGCGGGACCGCCACCTTCTCGCGCTTGGTCAGGCGTCGCTGCTTGAGCATCTTGAGCGCTTCTTGCGTGTCCCGTATGGCTGTGATCTGGAGCCCAACTGCGCGCTCGATCTCAGTGAGCGACGGGTCTCCCTTTACGCACACCTCGACGGCACCCATGAGCGAGTCCATAAGCCATACAAACGGACCAGACGGAGACTGGTCGTAACGGAGGCTCTTTAGATTTTGCATCGTAGAGACAACTCGATGCTCTGCATCAGCCTGTGGATCCCGTGCCGCTGGGTGGACTGGAGAGCAGCCCAAGCGATGACGGCGGCGATGACGCGGTCTGGCTCGCACTTGTGCTTGTCACAGGCGCGCTGAATGAAGTAAGCGCTCTGCTTCTGAGACTTCTCAGGGAGCCAGGACAGGTCTAC